TCAACGGTGCCCTCTATGCAATCGTAATACCGCCGGACATCCTTCTTGTACAGGGCATTGGATTGCTCCAGTTCTTCAATTCTCTTCGCTGCTGCTTTCGCTGCCTGTCTTGCGTTCATTTTGCTTCCCCCTTTTAATCTTATCAACGGACAAAACGGTTGCCTTGTTTTTGTGGTTAAACTGTAATCGCAGGCTGTTCCCATGTTCTTTTCAGGTTGCAATGCCATGCAGTAACCATCATGAAAACACGGGCATTCTTCGCAGTATCTCGGCATATCTACAGGTACAATAATCATTCCCGCTTCACCTTCTTTTCCCGCTTAACCAGTTGCCAACAGCACTCTAACCCTTTGATAACCTTCTCCCTGTCAGGCATCGTCTGTTCTCCTTTCCCCGTCAGCACACTCCCTGTTCAACTTCCTGCGTTCATTTCTTGAACCAATCTTTTTGTTGTCTCGCCATGATTTTGCCCTATGCCAGAAGTCAGAGAAGTGAGAACGGGTATTCAGCTTCTTAAAGTTGTTATTCTTCATTGCGTTTCTCCCCGTCAGCACAGTACCAATCATCGTCTGGATACCATGAATACCATTCGTCACCAGAGCAACGACACGGACATTTGCTTCCTTCTGGAAACTCAATACTGTCATATCCATCCGGGTTGAATGGCACTCGAATCGCTTCTTCTTGTTCACCTTCCCATTTCCAGTTGCATTTTGTACATCTTCGTACAGGAATTGGAGGATTTGTGCATATTACCGATTCAATAATGTCTGCGCCACATTCTTGGCATACTTCTATTACTCTCATTTTCGCAATACGCTCCTTTTCTAACTTATCACACGCTTTCCCAATCAATAGACACTCCGCACTGCGGACAATACTTCATTCCACTCATTAAATCTGAATTACAATTTCCACACTTTATAAGGCGAGTCCGTTTCCCTTTAATCATTATCGGTTTTACATGGCATTGCTGTGCTGTCGGGAAATTTGCTAGATTTGCCCTGACATTGTTAAGAAAACCATAAAGAACGTTTCCACCGTTTTTCTTGCAAGTTGCCTGCGCATCCATCAGCGTTTGATTAAACGCATCAGCATCAATTAATCTCATCTTTGAAATACTCCCCTTTTGCATTGCTATTGCCCATCCGAATATCCTTCTATACCAAGAGCTACCAGAAATGATTCCAACTCATCCACAAGGTATTTTTCTTTCAGTACTCCATGCTGGCGATAAAGCAACTCGTGAGAACTGATAACATTAACGTTGTATCCTTTTTCTACTGCCATATGTCTCACATAATCGGCCATCCTTGCATTCGGTTCCACAAGGATGTACCCATTTTCATTTGCAAGCTCAAGCAGTTTTGTTGTTTTACCTGACCCTCTTGTTCCGATTATTTTTATCATGCCGTGCAATCCTCCCCTTTCGCACCGTCATATCTCCCCGATCTTTTCCATCTGCTTTTTCCAGTACCATACCTTTTCCGGGCTTTCACCCAGCAGTTTCACGATCTCCGCAATGGTCAACCCGTCCCGCAGCGCCTGCTTAATCCGTTCCCGCCGGACCGTAGCATCGCCCCGGTTCTTTTCCCATTTCCGCATGCAGCTCCAGGAACAGAAAACCTTTTCCCGGCTTTTGAAGCTCTGTTTGAATGCCCAGTCAGGATACATGATGAACTTCTTCCGGCACACAGAGCACTCGCGTTCATTGCCGGTATAAACCCTGTCTGTCAATCGATCTCCCCCGTTTCCTTGAAGCGCCGCATATCAGCATCAAAACCGGCCAGGATATTGTCATTGACACCGGAATAATCCCGCTGAACATATTCCTGGGCGGCTACACGCTTCCCTGGACCTGTTCCATTCGGCACATGCCTCTTCACTTCATCATTCCAGCGCTGGCCATTCAACCATGTAGCTGGATGCGGAATAAACCTGCCGTTATCCCTGTACCACTCATCACTGGCAAGCCACCTGTCAAGCCCTGACATGATTTCCTTGAACAATTCGCCGTTCATGCGGATCTTTTTCCATGCTTTCAAGGCATCCTGCTTGGCAACCTTGTTCGGATATCTCTCCCAGAAACGGTCAAACTGGTCGTTTGAGTCAGTCTCCCCGCGCTCGCGCGTTGGATTCGGATTCGGATTCGGATTGGATTCGGATTGGATTGGATTGGATTCAGGCCGCATTTCGCCGCAACTCGCCGCAACTTGCGGCAACTCGCCGCAAGCAGTTCCATCTTCCGGCATTGGGTATTTGTGCTTCGATACTCTTACCCGCTGATGGTCTGCCCATTTAACCACTTTCAAATATGGCTTTCCCTTCGCTTCATACAGGATAATCAGCCCAGTCTCAGCCAGCCGGTTCAGGGCTTTTACGATCTCTGCCGGACGGATCACCTTCAGCGGAAACAGCCTGGAAGCAACTACCTTTACCCGGGCATCAAAGCAGCCGTAATCGTCACAGTTCACCAAGAGCCTGTAGAACACTGTTTCCTGGAACGAAGAAAGCTGATCGATGTTCTCGCTGGTGCAGATGGATTCTTTAATGATCCTGTTCGGCATTTTCAGTCACCTCATAACATTGATCAATAATCAGGTAATAATTCTCTATATCTTTCCAAAGGCATCGCCTGCATTTTTTCTTGAGCCGCAAAGCATTATCATAATTCCCCTTTGCATACTCAAAAAATGACTCTATGAAGTCGCATGATTCGTTTCCTTTTGCTCTTTTCAAGAGCTTCTCGATCTCTTCGGTTAAAGGAATAAGATCATGACCAGGAAAGTTCTTGTTCATCACGCCACCAGCCTATACTCCATATATCTGACCTTCTCACCGAATCGGTTCACGCTGTCAACCATTTCATGCCGGAAGTAATACCCGGCCTTTTGCAGTTCGCCGATCCGCGCCGCCAGCCGCATGATTCCCAGTTCCGTCAGCGCCAGGATCGGATCGATTGCGTCATGGTCATCGAAATATTCCAGCAGCCGCTGGCACTGGGTACTCAATTGCTTACAAGGCACTTTCATTCCCGTTCTCCTTTCAATAGTTCCATCAGCACTTTCCCCGTGCTCCGCCCGTCACAGAACCGGAACTGCACACCGTACCGCTCCGTCATGGTTTCCGTTACCTTCTGTAGCTTCACAGGGTCAAACAGGTACCTTGGCTTCCCGTCCCGGCCCAGGGGTGACTGCCAGTTTCCCAGCAGCCCCCCTGGCAGGTTCTCTTCCGTCAGCACATACAGCCGGATTCCCAGTTCCTGTGCCCGCTGGCATTCTCCCCGGAACCGGATATGTTCCTGGAAGCAATTGCTTGCCAGCTCCGGCACTCCCTGCTTCGTATCAACGGATATCCCGCCGCCCCCGGCACCGGCCAGCATATAGTCGCCGACATTCAGCCCCTGCCGGACAATCCTGATTCCGTTCCGCTGGCAGTAGGCTTCTATATTCCTGTGCTTGCCCTTCTGGTTCCTGGTGTCCTCGAATATCACCAGGGCTTGTCGTTCTCGTCCCAGGGCAGTTTCTCTGTATTCACAACAGGCATCCCGCTCCGCTGGTCCACCATCGGAGCAGTCGTAGGGTTTTCCTCTCCCTCGCGGTGCCTGGGTTCCATCTGCCTGCAAGCGCCGTTCCGGACATCGTCCGCTGTTTCCAGCCTGCCGATCCGGGTAAAGGTCGCGCCGTTGAAGCTGTCTTCCTGTGTGCTGAAGCCCACTGTAAGCCCCTTCAGGCTGCTTTCATTGCCGTCAAAGTGATAACCCTCATTGGATGCCTCAAAGCGGTAAATCATGTCGTTAAAGCGCCTTTTATCGCTTTCCGGATACCTGGCTTTCTTGTTCTCGTCATTCGGAATCCGGAGGCGAAGCACTCCCTTGTATTTCACTTCGTACTGGCTGTCCCGGTTCTTCGCCGCCATGAACTTGTTCATATAGAAGTTCATGAACGGCCCTTCGCTGACATCCAGCGCCAGTTCAAGCTGCTGGTCCGGGGCCTTCCCTGTGATCCTCGCGTCAATTACCTTGCCGACATAAGCGCCGACCGGCAAAAACTTCGCGCCGCTGTTGTTCTCTTCCGCTTTCATTCCTTCGTACCTGATCATCCCTGTTTACCTCACTTTCTCTTCTTCTACCTTGTGCTCATACCAGTCCCAGACATCACGTTCCTTCAGGCACTTGTTGCATCCAAGCGCCGTCCATCCAAGCCGGTCCGTATAGATCGACTCGCAAACCTCGTCACACAGCGGGCACCGGATTTCTTCCGGTTCTTCCTTCAGATACTGTTCCATCTCTTTGTCCTCTCTTTCATTCATCCGCCCAGTCAGGGCGGGTTCTTTCCTTCTCTTCTTCTGCCCATTCCCAGCTGTCCTGTTTCATCACACACCGGTCGCATCCAAACACGTTCCCGTCCCGGTCGGCATAGATCGTCTCGCATTCTTCTCCGCAGCACGGGCATTCAACCGGATCGGGTTCGTCCGCCGGATACCCGTACAGCTCCGCCTGCCTGATCCAGGGCGCGTCAGGTATCTGTTCCATCGAAAACGTCCCTCCAATCCACATCCTTGTCCGGCTCATGGTATTCACAATGATCCGTCAGTTCCCGGTCGTCCGTGTCCGGGTTGTAATAGCTCTCGTCCATATTGTTCCAGTTCACTGTGCAGGCTTCATGTTTCCAGTCAAAGTTCAGGCAGTTCCAGCATCCGTCTTCCGGCGGATCGGTAAACGGCAGCGCTTCGCCGCTCTCATACGCTTTTTCTTCCGCCTTGCAGGAATAGGTCGTATACTTCCTGTACGGGTCTTCTCCCAGCACATCGTCCCGCATCGGGGCATTGTCCTCATCGTTATAGATGTATCCCATACCGTCACCCCCACAGGTTCGCTTCCGGAGGAAGTTTCTTCGATTTCTGCACCGGGCTGTCCGGCGGATAATCCGGATTGACCAGCAGTTTCTCTTCTTCCTTCATCTGCTTCTGGGCAGTCACGGCATTCGCCAGCTCTTCAGCGGAACAGATACCGCCGCCGTTCAGGCCAAGCCCAATCATGCCCAGCGCCCTGCCCACAGCGGAAGTCTCACAGTTGGAAGTCAGTGTGACGAAATCTTCCTGCCGCATAAACCATGTGCCGTTTTCCGTTGTTGGGCACCAGACATCCTGCGGCGGCAAATTCTTAACAGATAACTCGCTCACACAGGCACCGTCAGTCTTTTTGATCGATAACGTGTAAATAGGCTTTGTTGCATTCTTTGCCATCCTGCTCTTGATATGGCCTGTCGCAATACCAAGCCGAACACACATGATCTGGACAGCTTCTACAAGATCGTAGTATGTAGAAGAAAAACCTCTGCTTTCACCGTCTGCAAGCATCATTGACTGATAGCATCCAGCAACATCATTAATGTCTGCTTTCAGCATGGCAGTCTTCAAATCAGCATATGTAGATATCCCATATGTTCCAAGGATCGCCCTGACAATGGAAGACGGAACGCACCAGCTGTAGCACTGCTTCCATTCATCATTTGGCATTTTGACTGTGGTACCTTTGCCGAAAAGTTCCTCAATGTCTTCGATGTGTTTTGCCTGACTGATATATGCGTTTGTCGGCATTCCGTTTTTTGTCCGCTTGATATCGCAATCACACATAAGCCAGCCAAGCATCCTGCCTGATTTTGAGGCTTTATAGCTTTGCTCGACATTCTGAACAATTTTCTGATAAGAATGCAGATTCAAAGTTTCTTCTTTATGAGGTTTCCCGTTCTGACCGCGCACAACCCATTTATGCTGTGTTGTGCAGCGGGCCTTGAATCTGCTGGTTTTTAATTCAACAATCGGTTTATCGTTATAAATATTGATTCTGACAAGATCGCACAGTTCAACGTTCCCGGTTTCCATGTTCAGGCTGTAAACCTTATCGCCTGGTTTAACCTGATAGTAATACTTCCATCCATCAGCAGTAAGGATTTCAGTATCCAGCGGAACACAGTTCTCAATGTGGCTGGTCGTGTTCACCAGTCCCTTCCCTTTCACTTCCTGGGCTGTCCCGGTCGCCAGCACGATCTCTGTGCCGTCTTCCCGGTAATACCCTGCCTTCGCCTGCATCATCACCGTCACGCCGTCATTAAACAGGATTTTCGTCTGGATAAACCCTTCCGGGAACAGCTTCCGGAATGCGGTCACCCGCTCCGGCACCATGGCATAATCCTTGCCCTTCATGTCGATCATGTTGATCTCGCTGTTTACCCGCTCGATATCTGCGTAAGTCATCCATTATCCCCTCTTTCTGTATCCGTGTTCGTATACTTCCCATTCCGGGTCAGGGTCTTCATCCCGGAAATCCGTCAGTTCCTCCGGCAGGAAACTCGCCGCGAAACCCTTCTGCGGCTGGCAGTACCAGCAATCCACCTCCGGCCTGTGCAGCCAGGTTCCCGTCAGGTCGATATTGCCGCCCACCTGCTTGACCTTCACTGTCCCGTGGAACATTGCGTACCCGTCACACTTCAGCATCTTCATGCCTCCTTCCGGACCGTTTCCCCCGGCCCTTTTCCTTGTACTTGTACCCGCCGAAACAGGTCCTGCTGAAAGAATCCAGCATCCCTTTCAGCACCGGCGCGGGCTGCTCTACCGCCCGGTAATAATCCACCACGACACCGTTCTTCATCAGCACCCGTACCTTGTCCGGGTAAACTGACCAGTCATGCTCATGAACCGGAAACACGTCCGGTATCGGATTGATCTGTTTCACGGGTCCACCTCCAGCCATTCACTTCGGATATATCCCCTGCTGGTCACACTCCATTCACTGTTCCGCAGGAATACCGTCACGGTCGTACCGTTATGAATCCATCCCAGCCTGCCTGCAATCTGCGGGCCTTCCACCCACCTCCGGCAGGCAGCACGGCTCCGCGCCACGCAGTAATAGTTCTCACAAACCAGTTCCGGTTTTTCGGTCACCACATACCCGCTGTAAATCCATCCGTCCCCGGCTTCGCCGATCCCGACCGCGTGCACAAATCCGTTCCTGCACTTGCCGTCCGTATAGAACTCGTCCCCGGCCTCCAGGAAACCGACATCCTTACTGCCTTTGTCCGGCTTTTCCCGGATGAATACCTGGTTCCCGGGACCGGGCTTGCACATGATCCAGCAGGCCAGCGGCTTCTCTTCTTCCGCCCGGACAATCTGCATGCCGAGCCAGAACCCAATCGCGATCCCCAGGATGATCATTGCGAACAAAAATACTTTTCTTTCCTTCTCGTCTGTGGTATAATCCTTACGCATAGCAAATCTCCTTTCTATGCTCGTCATTGGCTGGCAGTCCCCCACTGTCAGCCGCTTTTTTTGCCGCCAATCAGGTCCATGACCGGCTGTTTCCATATCCGGAGATTCCTGCCGCGCCACAGATGCGGCAGCGGCAGTTCCCCGGCTTTCGCGGCCAGGTTATAGCTGTACGGATCGCCTCCGGCCACCAGCGCAAGCTGGGTCGGGCTGATGGTTTCATTCTCCAGTCCCTTCAGAAAGGCGATTTTCTCCTCCGTTGTCATCGCCGCACCTCCTCTTCAGGTCTTCTTCCATGGAATGGATAATCTTCTGGACCTCGTTCACCTGGTCGTAATCCGATCCCTTGCTGGACCTGATTACCTTGCGGATCGCCTGGAGGGCCAGCTTGTATTCCATCCCGGCCCGCATGCATTCGTACTCGTTACTCGGCGCTTTCAACATTTGTCTGTCCTCCTTATTCATATCTGATAAAATCTTTCCCATAAATCTGGTTGCAGTCATCGAACACTTTTTTCATTCCAAGGCCTTTCTTGCTCGGAACCCATATCTTTTTCGGATTCCAGTTAACCCAGTCGCCGTCCATCTCCGGCGCTGTTGGATCGTAATCAGGGTTATCAACCCATTGCCCGCCGCCAAGGCAGTACTCATATTGCCGTGGATGCGTCTTTGCAAGCCGCTGGAACCTTGATTCTCCCCTGTCAAGATGGCATCCGAATCCGCAGAAGATACAACCGGTTCGGGAACAACCCGTGCATTTAAGTTCGAAGTCAACGCCTGGGATCGGTTCATATTCAAAACCTTCACTGTCAACCCCAACGATATTCCCGTACACAGAAGCAATTTCCCAACCCTCAACGTACAGATATTTGAGAACATCCTGTTCCTTCCAGAAAGACATCGGCTGGCTCGTCTTGTATGTCGCGTCAAACGCATTGCATCCATGCTTGATCCAGGCTTGTTCACGGAGCCTGCTTTCCTCTGCAAGCGTTCCGATGAACGGATACAGATGCGATTTCTTCTGGTAGGATTTAATCGGGGCCTTCTTCATCACGGAACAGCACATATGGCTGATCTTGAATTGCGTATCCCTGCAAAGCGGAAGCCATTTCTTTTTATTGAATATGGAAGGCTTACCACCGGCGAACTCGCCTACCCCGGCGATGCAGTTTCGCTTCCATCCGATCCGTGTTCCCTGGATTCGTTGAATTCCATTCGGAGGTTCATCAGATTCGACCGTTTCCGGTGCGTATCCGTCATACCCCCCCACGGAAATTCTGCCCTGACCGTTGAGTTCTCTGCGTTTCTGGGCTGATACCCCCCCCGGGAGGAATGGCTGCTGTGAGTGCTGCCCGTCTCCATCCGGTTCTGCCCTGGAATAGACTCGCTGTGCCTTGATCGCTGCTCTCTGTCGGGAAGTTTCCTTGTACCCCCCCCACAGAATTCCGAATCTTCCTGGCGTAGTAGATGGCCTCGGCGTTCTCTTTGCTGATAATCGGATAACCATACTTGCTGATGACTTCATCAAACCGCATTTTCGGTCTGACAAATTCAGCGCCCATCCTTTTCGCAAAATCCTGAATTTCCGGATACTCAAGCCCTGTATTCACAAACACAAGGGGAACATTCGGATAATACTCATGAACCAGGTGTGCAAGCACCGTGCTGTCCTTTCCTCCGGAAAAACTGATGCATACATCGCCGTTCCAGTGGTCATACCATTCCCTGATCCTTGCCTGGCTCATATGGACCTTGGCTATCAGCGGAAGGGCCTGCATTTGTCGAAGGTAAATCTTGTCTGGCATTTTGTTCCTCGCTTATTAGTTTTCCCACATTGTGGATATTGAAGGCAAAAAAATACGGACAAAGGAAACAGCGTCCGGCACTTTGAGCAGTGCAGCCATCTTTTCCATGTCCTTGGCGGTTGGATATTGTTTACGGTTAACAATCCTGGAACCCTTTTTCCTGTTCCAATTCATCGCGTCAGCAAACGATTTGATAGACGGATATTGTGCAAGAACAGCACCCCGGAGAGTATTCTCCATGACCCAGTCCTCCTTTCTGAAATTCTCCTACTTTGTGGGAACGGTCACAGTTTACCACCATCCGTTGTGGTTGTCAACACTTTGTGGGAAAAATATTGACCGTTCTGTGTACATTGTGGTAAAATCCGATCTGAAAGGAGGATCGTGTCATCATGGGAACCGCACTCAAAGTAACGACATTCCAGCAAAGATTTTCAGACTTGTTTGAAGAAAGCGAAAAAACAATTATGACACTGGCAAAGGAACTGCATGTGTCGAACCAGACCGTCAGCGCCTGGAAGACAGGTGCGCGATCCCCGAAGGAACCAACCATCATTGCTATTGCCAAGCATTTTGGTGTCAGTGTGGAATGGCTGATGGGATTTGATGTGGACAAAGAACAACCAAAGGAACAGGATCGGAAGATCGTCATTCCTGATTCGGAACTGTTCAAGAAAATCACGGAACACATGTCCTATGACGATTACCAGACGGTCATGGCAATATACAGCAAAACCTATGAACGAATGAAAGAGGAAGGGCTTATCTGATGATCAACTACAGGCCGCGCCGCGCCAGCATTCTCTGGAGCTTGAAAGATACCAGGAAGTATGAAACCGTGGAAGAGATGAAGCAATCCATCGCCGAAGAATTCACCCGGTTCATCCGTTACTTTGAAAACACGAACGTTCGGATTTTCGCGGAAGACATCGAGCTTCGCAGCGCGGGCAGGCATGAATTCTTTGGCTTGAAGAACTGTTCCGATATTTTCCTGTATGGGAAGTATATCGGCTATTGTGGGGAGTGATCAGTATGTCAAAGGACGATATCAATTCTTTCGGAAAGATCCTGCTTGCCGTCATCGTCATCCTGTGCTTCCTCTGGTGGAGAAGCGACAGGGGAAGGGTAAAGTACATCGGTGAGCTTCAGGCACAGATCGAAACCTGCGAGGCAAGAATCGAAGAGCTTGAGCAGGAAAACCAATCCTTGAGAGAGGAACTGCCATGAACTGCCCTAAATGTAAAAAATCCTGTGCGGATGACGCAATATTTTGCCAGTTTTGCGGAAAAAAGCTCATAAAAAGCCAGAATAATGTCAGAACCAAGCAGCGAGGCAACGGCACCGGCACCGCCTTCAAGCGCGGAAGGACATGGACGGCCCGCGTGACCATAGGTTGGGAATACAAAGACGGCAGGAAAATCCAGAAATACCGCACCTTCGGCGGCTTCCAGACCAAGACGGATGCGGAGAACTACTGCTATACCCTGAAGACCAACCAGCGTAAACCGGAGGCAACCGACTCGTTTTCCCAGACCTACGAAAGCTGGAAAAAAGAATACGAAGGCAGGATATCTCCCACCACCATGGCGACCTACAAAGCCGCCTGGAACTACTACAAAAAGCTCCATCCCCTGCCCATCGCCAGCCTGACGGTTTCCCAGCTTCAGCAGTGTATCGATGAATGCCCGAAGGGACGCAGTACGCTCAACGATATGCGGACTGTCTGCTCCCTTGTCTATAAATACGCCGTCATTAACAATCTTGTCACGAACAACCTTGCCCAGCATCTCTATGTCAACGCAAAAAAGAAGGGCACCCGCCCTGCCTTCACTTCTGACGAACTGGAGAAAATCCGGAAGGCAATCGGTACCCATCCCTATGCCGATTATGTGTATTTCATGTGCTACACCGGTTTCCGGCCCAATGAAATGCTGTCCCTGAAGAAGGATGCCTATGACAAGGCTCACAATGCCCTTACAGGCGGTTTCAAGACGGAGGCGGGCACTAACAGGGTTGTGCCGCTGAACGCGAAATTAGCGCCCATTCTGGCTGAAAGAATGGCATTTGAGAGTGATTACATCTTCCCGAAGCCGGACGGCTCCCTCATGGACGATGAATATTTCCGCAAATACTGCTTTGTGCCGCTCATGTCCGCCCTGAAGATCGAGGACCGGGTCCCCTATTCCTGCCGCCACACTTTCGCAAACCTGCTGAAAAACGTCAAAGGCAGCGATACGGACAAAGCCGCCCTGATCGGTCATTCTGATGCCAGTATGACAAAGTACTACCAGTCTGCCGACTATGAGTCACTCCAGGCAATCATAGACTCCCTGTGACTATGTACTACCATCATTTGTACATAGTACCACCCGCCTTGTACATTGTAGGTACATTGTGGTGTACATTATAGTGTACATTATAGAAAAACTTAAGCAAACTCAACGGAACATAACAAAAACCCCGGAAGCCTTGATCTTCCGAGGTTTTTCTGTCGAAGTGGCGGGATTCGAACCCGCGGCCTTTTGGTCCCGAACCAAATAAAGATGTAGTGTTTTCAAGGCTTACAGCCGATTTGTACATTGTAGCGCACATTGTAGCAATGACAAAAAACCCCCGGGTTTCCCCGGGGCGAGTCGTGTATCACCGCTTCTTCAGCCAGCGGTTCCTGTTTTCTTTTTCTTCGTCTTTCTCGTCCTTTTCATCAGAAGGAATCCAGGAAGAGAAGTCATCTTTCTTGAATCCGACCTCAACATCCAGCAGTTTGTCCTCGATCTCTTCCATTGTATCTTCATCGCCTTCTTCAAACGCCTGCTGATATTTAGGCTTGAAGTAGTCTCTGAGGGAGGATCTGATCTCAGACTCTTTGGCATCTGCTGATTCAATCGCTGCCAAACTCAGTTCGTACATCTCCGTATCTTCGGAATCAATGGCTTCTGCCATTGTCTGCCCGTAGCCTTTGATGTAGTCCGACCTGTTCGTATCGGCTGCACGGTCGATGACGGTATCAACGAAGTTGCCATTATATTCCGCATTTGCGACCCAGGAATCCTTTTTGCCATTGCTGTCAAGATTATGACGGGCGATCTGATTGGAGTAGGTCCATGCATCAGCGATCATCATGGCTCTTGTGTCATCATCACAAATCTGCCATACAGGAGATTCCATCAGGGACTCAATGCTCTTGTATGCAAGCTGGCCGCGATCAACAACGTACTGATCATACTGTTCGGCGTTCAGTTTCACAGTTTCTCCGGCAATGCTGATCGACTTGCTGGCCACCTTCGGGATCAGGTTCTTATCGCCTGTCTCTTCGTAGATCCGCTTCAGTTCATTGGTAACAGGATCGTTCTTCAGTTCATTGCCATAACCGGGGCTGATGAAGTTTTCGATGATTGCCCATTCTTGAGGCGATGTATCGGCATTTCCCCATACATCGCGATACGGAATGTTTGTCCTGCTGAGGAACGGGATCTTGTTCTCGACCTGTTCAAGCGCACTTCTGAATACTGGAAGACTCGCGCCAGACTCTACATAATTCTTCCGTCTGGTTGTATCTACAGATTTCGCAACCTGGCTGAAGAAGGTCGGAATAAAACTTGTCGCGTAGTTTGCGATAATCTTCTCGCCAATCTGTGTGATGTTGTTTCCTTCTCCGTACTGGCTGGTAGTCAGTGTGCTGTTCACGCCGTCCAGCATGGAAAGATTGAATACAGGTTCCGCAATGTTCAGGATGGATTCAAGCACATCTCCGACATTAACGCCTTCGCCCTTGTCATTCTCAATTTCTTCCATGATGGTAGCGCCTACAAAGAACGGCATACACACAGGAGCTGCCCAGTCAATCGTATAGGAATGGCCAAACAGTTCGATGGAGTATTCCTGACTTCCCTGAAGTTTGTCGAATTCATCGTCATCATCGTCCAGGCCGACTTTCACAACGCCAAGATGGCTGAGCAACGCGCCCAAAGCCGCGATGGCCGTTCCGCTCAGGCCGGAAGCGAGTTTGTCAATGAACTGATTCGGAGAGATTGCCTTGTCAGGCAGTACGGAAAGTTCTCCTCTCTGATATGCATTCCACTGCTTCAGATGCTTCGCGTCCGTTGTCAGTGAGCGTATCAGGCTTACCGGGCTGTACTCAATGCCACGCTTCAGAATGTTCGCCGGTGTCTTCTTAAACGGAAGCATAGCGTTCACAATAAACCGACCAACAGGGTTCTTCAGGTTGTTGAGCCAGGTGGCAACCTCGTTCGCATCGCGGTATGTAGCCTTCTGTGCTTCATTCACGGCATACGCTCTCGCTTTGTCCAGCGTATCGCCTGTCATATCTTCTGCCGTCAAGTTATTCGCCGTCATGTATCCGGCCAGCGCATTCTGGTAGTGCCGTTTCAGGAAAACCCAGTCCTCAAGTTCCAGCGCATTGCCGCTCAGATCGCTTAAGGCCTGTATGCCACGGCCCAAGGTTTTGGAGATAACTCCTTTGCCCTGACCGAACATTTTCCGTTCCCGCTGTACGGCAGTTCCCTCATTGTACTTGCTTTCTCCGCGCAGTACGCTGTCCATTTCTGCGGCATCATCTTTTGCGAATGCCCTGGCTTCCTGAGAAGCAAGGCCAAGCGTCTTTGTCCGTTCGCCATTCTTGATAAAGGCAGACTCAAGACCAGCACCAATCTTGTTCTTTAGTCCGACAGCGGGCATGAAGATCGCGTTGCCGACAACGTTCCGGATATGAGTCCTTGGGTTGCCAAGCATTGCCAGCATACGCCACGCTTGGAGTTTTTCCTTCCAGTTGGCAGGCATTTGACTGGCCAGTTCTTTAGCCGCATCCTTCCGAACCTTCTGGAAATCTTCTTCCGTTTCTGCGTTGGCGGCAGCTTGAAGCGTTTCTTCTGACAAAGCCACTCTGCGGCTAATGCCCTTCTTGCCATACTGCTCGTTGATCTGATCCGTCATCTGTCTCAGCATCGCCACACGGCCAACAGGAGTCATCAGCCGGAAGATTTTCCTTGCCTGAAGCGCACGACCGGCTTCCGTACCCTGTTTATTGTACAGATCGGCCAGAAGCAGTTCAGCAGAATGATCGCCTGTCTGTTCTCCCTTCAGCGCGGCCATGCTCATCAGTGTTAGCATCCGGGCTTGTCCGTCAGCAGAGATCATATCGAAGTTTCCGTTTCTCGATTCCTGCAAGGCTCCGAAGAATCCATCAGGATCGGCGTTGTTAGCGTGGCTTCTGACCCAATCAACAGAGCGGTCAATCTGTGCCTGGTTGCTGTCCGGAGTATAGCTACTGTGATTGTAGAGGTACTCTTTCACATCATCGTGCAGCGCATTGCTGGTCTGGGCTGTCCGGTTACCGAACTGCCGTTGCGGCATCATACCGGGATTGCCAGGGAGGTTGCCGTTTTCAGGAATGTTTGTCCGCCGTGAAAGGCTCCCGCCGTTTGACAGGTATTCGTCAATCAGCTGGTCAAGGATATCGTCAGAAGGCAGACTGTAGCGGATGTCGTTTTCCCGATCGTTGAACCTTTCACTCAACGGGATTACATTGCCGTTGTCGTCATAAGTCACAGGATCGGCAAGTTTTGCCTGCCAGGAATTCTGAACAGCAATTTCACTGGCACCATACGACAAGCCTCCAACCCCTGTTGCCTTGACAGAGTCATAGTCGTTTTCGGAGATGAAATCATCCCAAATCATAGACCATGTAGCATCGTCTACATTTATAGATGATCCATCGTATTCCGTATCACTTTCCGCAAGCCAGTTCAGTGCATAATTGTTGAATTCCTGTGTGAACGCATCGTAATCAAATGTATTACCTTTCTTAAGGTAGAACTTGCGGACAGGACTATTCCTTGATGCAAAACGCTCTGCATAATTCCGATTCGGTGTGAAGTACAGGCCGGTTCCGAGGTTTCCACCATTTACACCAGGCTCAAGCTCGTTGTACGGTTCGTAATCGCCTCTCCACACTGCATACTCCACATCATATCCGGCTTCCTGTGCCTTTTCATCCACCATCCTCTGCGCTTCTTCCATGTCGCCATGGTCAACAGCACTCAAGTACGGAGCATCGGACGGGAGGCTGTGTCTGATTGTATTGCCCTCTTCGTCAACAGCCATCGTTCTCTGCTCTTCAGCCGGTTCAACGTACTCATTGCCTTCGTTCCCCATAACAGCCGGGGCCTCTGTGGCACCGAATGCGGTTGCGGCATTCAGGTTCGCTTCTTCGCTCGGCCCTTTGCCGAACCAGCTTTCTCCCAGGCTTCCGACATCAATACTCGGAGAGGCTTTCAACGTATCGTCAGGATTGACAGGTTTCTTTCCTTCGCGCCGTTCTTTGATCAACTGAATGTACTTCTCCGCAGCGGGAACAGCAACAGGCACATCGTTATTGCTCTTCATCGGGATAAACGCGCCTTTTGTACCGTTTTCCTTGTCCGGCATCTGCCGTCCAAGCTGGTACTCATTCATGACGCGATATGCCTCGTTCATATTGATGTTCGGAACGACTTCTTTCTGCTTGGAGCCTTTCACCTTGGTCTTGGTTCCGTCTTCCTTCGTCCTGCCGTACCCATCGTTTTCATACATCTTGAAGTCGATCAGGGTTTTCCAGTATCCTTCACGGATGGCCGTGCTGCGCTTGTCGCTGCCGCTCGGCAGGCTAAAACTGCCGTCCCCGTTGTCTACAAGGAACTGGCTAAATTTCGGAATCCGTCCGGATTCAGCGCACATTTTCAGATACTTGTTGGCGTTCCATTCGCCGGATTTACTGAAATCCCAGTATTGGTTCGCGCCGACAGGTTCATAGTTTGAGAAAGATTCGCCCGTTCTTTCCTTGTGCTTTGCAAATGATTCGGTTTCATACCCATCATCGTAAGTGACAGTATATTTACCGTTACCCTGTTCAATTACCTTGTATCCGGGATGCTCGTCACCTTCTTTGACAATCCAGTTGTTTAACGCTTTCGTGCCCATGTCTTTGAGTTCTTTGACCCTGTGCTTCCTGTCTCCGACAATCAGGACCTCATTCTGGGAATTCGTGTAATCGTTGTAATTGTTCAGTGTGGGCATCTTCCGGAGTTCTTCCGCGCTCCATCCACTCTTGTGGAACGGGATGATAAAGTCGATCCTCGGATCGCCCATGGCGGCAATAATATGATTATCATTGATACCAACCAGAATAGTTCCTACATTTTTATTGTATCTTTCGCGGAGCTTCATGGCTTCGTCAAAGTCAATGCCTTCCCTGTTGTCGAAAACGAGGTTCCCATTTTCATCAAGGCCGGTACCTTTGCCGATCAGGGACAGATTGATTTTAATGCCGGTATCGCCGAACACCCATGCAAAATTCGGAACCTTGGTATACGCCTGGGAGGTCAGCCCTGCGGAAGACATATCAAGCACTGCCTGTATCATATCAAGCAGGTGTGGTGTCTCAAAGTCGCTGAAGCTCTGGATACGAAGCCCGCCGATATCCTTCACTTTCTGGATATCATTTTTCGTGAGCTTGCCGATATCTCCACGGTATTCGGTCCGGAGCTGAACAACCTTCGGGTTCTGCGAACCCTTTGCGTTCATAGCAGTAACGAATGCTTTATATATCACAGGATCGTTTCTGCGCAGGTTTTCAAGGCCATCGCTGGTTGTCAGATCATCAACGGACGGCAATTCTTCTGCAAGGCGTTTGCGAAGAGCGGCTTTTTCTTCTTCCGAAGCCTTCTTAAACTTATTCTTGATAAATTTCTCGACATAGTCATCTTCGTTTTTCTGGACTTTTTCGAGGAATTCATTTGCATAAGTATCCAGCCAGCGCCTGCGGCTTTCAACATAACAGATGCCACAAGGAGTCTCATACCCCATTTCATTCATGATATTGACAAGGTCAATCAGATCCTCCGGGGTAAACACTTCGTCAGGCATTGCATGCTGCACATAATCAAATGTTCCTTGGTAAAGCAGGCGCTTCGCGCAAAGGGTGGACGCATCCAGTGTAAAGTGGTAGTCATTGTTCGGTTTCAGGAATACCTGATTATCGCTGGCCTCGAAGTCAAGGCGTTGACGGTCCGATGCGATCATGGACGCAATGCTCATGGCATCTTCAAGGTATTTGTCCACTTGCTTTTTCGTGAATTCGTTTTTCCCGTTTGCGTCCTTTTTGTTGAGCAATGCCTGCCTGACACGTTCCTGTTCTTCCTTGGTAAAGGAATTGAGGCTGTACCTCACTTCACCGGTCTGTTCGTCTATCGTTTCGGTTCCGGGCATTGTGTTGACGGCTACCGTTCCGCCTGGGAGTTCTGTGGCTAAAGAATTACCTTCATCATCGTCAACAAGAGAATTCTGGTTTTCTTCAGTAGGAAGAGAATAGCGAATATCTCTATTTTCTTTCCAACGCTTGACATATTCATTGAATTGTATTAAATTATTATCAACAGCAGGGCTGCTCTGGTCACTACCGAATTGGACGGTGGCTCCAGAGTGGCCCTGTTTGTCATTGATATATAAGATTTTGCCTGTATCATTTGCTTTATTTACATACTCTTCAATTCCATCCTTTCCATAAATGGTAAGCAAGGCATGAGTTCTTCTCCCGTCATCATCAACAACACGCTGATCTGAATAAAAATCGATTACTGCAAGAAGTTGGCCGTTTGTTTTGGTATCAATAACCATTGCAATTCGCGGATTGGCTTTTTTACCGTTGCTTCTTGCATCCATAATAACAGATGGATTATCCAATGCATCTATTGCTTCCATATAACCGTCTGGGCCAAGACCGTGGTAATGATCAGAATACCCTTTTCTATACTTACCTTCTGCTTTGGCTTCTTCTGCGGTTACCATGATGTTATAGCTGTGTCTCGGTGCAATAGTCAGATCCAAATCACCAACATCGAACAACTGTGTGTAAATTGGCGGAATTGTTTCCAACCTATAAGCGCCTTTTTCGTAACTTATTTTTGAATCACGTATGTCTTTCAAAAGCTGTAACTTTTCTTCACTATTTACTGGTTTTTGAACAGATTTTTTATCAAGAGAATACTTCTGTCCCTGCGGTTCATACCTGATCGCATTCTCAATCTGTTCCCGTGTGAGCTTTACACCTCTGTCGAAGCGCCAACCCCATCCGGCACTGTCTTTATATGGCACCATGCCAATTTTTCGCAGGGCATGATTGATATCTTCCCCGGGATATTTTGCAAAACGAACGGTCAGGTTATCAGAATAATTGCTTTTCCTGATGTTATAGTCAGGTATATACTTTCTCTCAACCTGGGAAGTCTTCCCTTGTGCATCCTTCAGCGCCGCCTCCAGCATATCAACGGTCTGCTGCGAATAGGACAGCCATGCACCCTTCATGCCCACAGCTTTCTTAATGAAGCTCTTGATGGATTCCAGAATCCTGCGGGCAGTAGACGGATCTTCCTTAACGAGCCTGTTGATCAGTTCCTGGGACTTTTCCGGGTTCTTCGGATTGTAGATCAGTTCGCCCATCATGTCTGCAACACGTTCCTGCATGATATATTCGTAATCATGCACTTCATTAAGAGTACTATCGTAGTTCGCTTTTACTCTGTTGATGTCTTGTTCAAGCCTTGTCACAGCCCTACCGTTGCTATTCCGAAGTGAATCAATCGTCTTCTGGTAGTCCGCGCCTTCGCCGTATTTCAGCTTGAGAAGCGTGTTCGCAAGCTGTTTATAAGTTCCGGACATTTCAGCGATATGCATCAGCTCATGAGGAAGAATTTTATACATGGCCTCTTCAACAGACAAACCGTTATTCAGGACAATCCTGTGGTTTTTCTCGTCATAATAACCGTTGCTGTGCCGAAGGTTCTTGTCTTTTTCTTTGCTGGCAAATTTAATTGGCATACCAATCAGGTCGGAAATGCGTTCCAGCGTTTTCCTCTGGTTCTCGGTCAGGTGCGGCGCGTCATTTTCCTGCTGGGTTTCGGCATTGGGAACCACTCCCTGCATGGGAGTCTGCTGATTTGCCACAGCGCCCTGCTGGCTTGTCTGCACAACGCCCTGCTGATTTACCGGTGCGACAGTCTCCTGATTTGTCTGCACAGCGCCCTGCTGATTCGCTTGTGCCGCAGCCTGCTGGTTCGCCTGTTCGGCAAGCCTTGCCTGCCTCCTGGCCTGTATGCCCTTGAACCTTTCACGGATATGTTCCTTGTCCTCTTCCGTTGTGCCGGGGTTGTCGTTTGCGTACTGCTCGACAAAAGCCTCCATATCCGCATAGTCTGCGCTTTCAGCCTCTTCCTGTTCAATGCGCTGCTGTTCTGCCTGTTCTTCGGCAATCCGTGCATTCTCGTTTTCAATCCTCTGCTGTTCCGCCGCCTGCATGGCGCGTTCACGGCGCTTGGCGTTCTGGTCCTCGACAATCGCCTCGGCCTGCTGGCGTACCTCTGCCATGGCCTGATCCTTCTGCCGCTTCGCTTCCTGCTCTGCGGCTTCCTGATCAGAGATTGCCTTATCCAGATGCTGTTCGTATTCCTGTTCAACGGTATCGCGCTGATTCAGCTCGGTCTGTGCCGCCTGCATTTCCTTCAGCTTGTCATCGTTCCCGGGATCGTTCTGGAATTCTTCCGTAGTTACTTCAAGCTGTTCCTTCGCCGCCTCGGTTTCCTGCTGGCGGTTCTCCAGCTGATCCTGCGCGTCAACGGTTGCAGCGGCAGCTTCGTCCGCCTTGTCCTGTGCCTGCATAACGGAATCCAGCCCGCCGTTCAGGATCAGCTCACGCTCCACCTCGGCAACCCGGTTGTCATGCACCGCCTGGGTAATGGCTTCCTGAACCTGCGGGTTCGCCGTGTCCGCTTCCACCGTGGAAGCAAGCATCTGGGCCTTCACGTCAAGGTCCGCATGAATATATTCACTTGTCTGCATGATTTGATACGCCGCGCTGTTCTCACCGCCCAGCACGGCATTCTGGATCGCCTGCTTCAGCACCTGCCCGTCCACGTTGCCTTCACTCGCTCCGAGGATCAGGTCCTGTATCCATTCAGCCGTGGACATCTCGCCGCCGAGGATGCTGTCAGCGTTCGCCGCAACCGCCCGGGCAATGTCAGCCGATTCTTCCGTACCGGCAAAGTCCAGCACGGAGGCCACACTGGCGGTCTGGGAGGATGTGTCCGCACTCTTCGCCGTCTCCAGGATTTCATAATCCATGGTCAGGTCCTGCGCGGCTTTCTGTTCCGGCGTAATCTCCAGTTCAACCGGAGTGCTCTCCGGCATATTCTCCACTTCGATCCGTCCCTGTACCGGGGCAGGCTCGTTCTGGATTTCAGCGGGAGAAACCACCTGTCCGGCTTCGTTCCGTACCTCGTCCGGAGCGACCGGCTGCGCTTCGCTGACGCGCTTCGCGGATTCACCGCGTTTCAGGTCGCCCTGCATCTTCTCTGCGTAAGCGCTGTTCCGCTGGTCCTCGGCGATCTCGCTCTGGGTCTGGACACGTTCCCCTTCGGTATGGACGGGCTGAAGATTCTGCCGCTGTTCTGCCGCCGCCCTTCCGCTTTCCAGGTCACCCTGCATCTTTTCGGCATAGGCATTGTTTCGCTGATTCTCCGCGATCTCTGCCTGCGTCAGGCTACGGGTTCCCTCTTTGCTGACGGGAGTCCGGTTCGGTGCCTGCTCTGTGGAAGCTTTTCCGGTTTCCATCTGGTTCCGCAGGCCCTTGTCGGCCTTCATCACGTCAATCAGGGAAACGTTGTACCCGCTCTGCTGGAGCTTCCGGGTCTGGCTTCTGTAATAATTAAAGCGTCCAGCGCCGAAGGAAGCAACATCCAGTCCGGGAGACAGATAGGAAATCAGCGCGGTATGCAGTACGCCGCTCAACTCGTCACGCCGCGCAAGCGCTTCCGCTTCCTCATCGGTCATATCCGGGTTTTCTTCCTTGTACTTTGCCACCAGTTCCGCATGGTTGGAAAGTTCACCCATGATCTTCTCATCGGCAAAGTTTTCAAGAAGATCGTTGATAGATTCGCCAACCGCTTCACTGATACCGGCTTTTGTCAGCCAATTCTTAATGAACCCCCGTACTGTTTCCGCAGAAACATCCTGGCCTATTTTGAACGCTTTGCTGATATTGTCTATGGAAACTGCTTCCGTGATAGATTCAGCAAACAGTGTCACACCGCCGATTGCCCAAATCTGTGTATCGGAAGCGCCCTTTTCCTTTGCTTCGGCCATGGCATCCATCGCGGCGTTCGCCGCCATCGGGATCGCGCCGAGGAATTCCTGGAGCATTTCGTTTCCGATGCCGCCGGTCAGCCAGCCAAATGCCAGGAAGTTCATCGCGCTGTCCAGACGGTTGCTGACCATTTCGGAAAGGCTGGACGCAATGTCACGGATAAGCGGCTTATCCTTGTAATCTTCCTGAATGCCTTCCTGGATTTTTGCTCTGGAAGTAGTGCGGAATTTGTTGAGGCCAAGCCAGGGGTTATTCGGGTTGAATTCCGTTTCCTGTCCGTTCAGTTTCTGGATGCCCTGCTCCACCGCGTACATAATGCTTCCGAAAGCGGCGGCTGGTGCCGCAATAACGGAGAGCACGTCAGCGGCCCTGCGTCCCCAGAACCCGCTTCCGGCAATGTCTTCTGCTTTGGCTTCGATTACGTCCATGTACCTGGAATTCAGTACGCCGTAGTTGTCGGACAGGTGCTTGTAATATTCTTCCGCCGCACCGGCACCCTCTGTGCCGAGCAAGTAATAGTATGTCTCTTCTTCGTAATCCGTCAGCAGGTTTTTCAGGAACATCGGGGGCATGTCTCCAAACAATCTGTTCCCGATGTCCATTTTATTCGTATAGGTCTGGTACTGGCTTGCCACATCATTGATGTCATATGTCTGCTGCATTTCAAGCAGTTTCTGCTTCTGCTCGTCCGTCAGCATATCCCACAGCGGTTGGGTTTCAATGCTCCCGGTTTCCTTATAGTTGTCCCAGTCAAAGTCACCGGCATCAAGAAGTTCCCGGCCCTTTGCGGCTCCGCTTTTAAAATCGTCATTGCCGAGCATGGCAAAGTATTCGTAATCCTGGTGATCATTATCCAGCTTTGCAATGTACCGGTTGATATTTTCCCGTACATTGTCCGGAATCTCGATCCCCATCCGGTCGGAATAATCCAGAATCCACTGCGCGAGTTCCTTTTCCTGTGCGGTTTCTAAATCGCCTTCCTTTGCCACCGCCAGAACCTCGGAATAATCCCCGTCAAGGTCGCTGTTCATCGCTTCGGCATACAGGTTGTAAGGATTGTAGGATTCCCACTGGGTCGGATCATATTTCGTGAAGTTCTTAAGCCCTTCGATCACCGTATTGGTATCCTCAAATACCTTCAGTTGTTCCTCGCTGGCACCCGCCATCTGGAGCAGGTTCACTGTCGCGTTCCGTACCCATTGTGCGTCCTGCATGTTTTTGACAGCGGTCTGGTAGGCTTCCTCGTTTTTACGCTGGGAAGCGACAGCATCCTCTGTATCGATAACAAGACGGTTATACTCGTCCAGTTTCTGCTGTTCTTCTTCTGTAATAGCTCTGCTGTTTGCATCAATGATCTTTGCCTGCCTGTCGTTTGCCGCAGCAAGCTCTTTATCCCGCTGTTCGTGAAGAAGTTTGCTGTCAAGGCCGCTCAAATCCTCACTGTCGGTGGTCAGGTTTTTCATACCCTGCACGACAAACTGCTGTTGCTGTTCGTCATAGCGCATGGTGACCTCGATCTGGTTCCCGCCAACGTCAATCGTAGCAGTGTCAAAATCCTTTGGTTCCTGTCCGTAATACACCAGGTCGCCGAGTTCATCCTTCAATTGGTTCTCCCGGTCAACCATCCCGGCGATTTGTTCGTCCTGCTTTTCATAATCCGCAATCAGGTCCTGCCCTTTCAGAAGCGCGGAAGACGTGCGGCTGATGCTGTTGGAGATCATCTGCTGCGTCAGGTCGCTGCCCACCTGGAGGCCCAGCGCCTTGATCCCGTCCCAGGTCTTCTTGACGGTTTCGCCCATCACGGACCAGGCGTTGTTCATGACCGCCTGTTCCGGAGGCGTGGCAACGTCCTCCACCACACTCTTGGCCCGGTTCAGTTTCTTTTCCTGTTCCTTTGCCCAGGCTTCGCCCTGCGAAGAAGGAAGATAAACCGGGGAAACCATGTGCCCGCATCCCTTGCTGGCTGTCTGCGCGAGTTCGGAACCGTTCTGCTTCGGTTCCTTCTCCGCAAACCGGTCGCGGATCTGCTGCTCCATTTCCGAAAATTTATAGTCAACGCCCCGGGTCATGGCAAGCAGGTCGCCGGTTCCGGGCTTCCCGTCCTTGCCGAGGCTCTTGTCCATCTTCCGGAGCATGTCCAGTTCCACGGTCTGCCCGTTAATGGTAATCTTGCCTTTGTTGTATGCCTTTTCAAACTGCCGGATAACTTCGTCAGCGTCCTGTGCCCCGTCAATCTTCTTGTCAAGCCATGCATTCAGCGCGGAAAGCTGTTCCTCTGCCGCCAGCGTGTTCTCTTCCGCTTTCATGACCTTCTGGTACATCTTCTTCTGGGTTTCGTCATCGCTCCATTGCAGGCCGTCATTCTGCTGGAGCCATTCCTTCCCGAAGAAAGGCACATTGAAATAGACGGCAGCATCATCCAGGTTGGTGCTGCCGAGGGCATAAGGATTGAATTTTTCGCTGTTCGGGTCCAGCCGGTCAGCGATTTCCTGGTTGTTCTTCCATACGTTCCCGCTTCCGAGGGCGCTGTTCGCCATCGCCTGGTACAGATCCACGTCCTGGTCCGGGTTCCGGGCTTTCCAAAGTACGCCGTACAATGCGTCCTCGCTGTATCCGATGGCGCGGTTCAGCTCCATCGGCGTACCCTTCAGCCGGTCCTCGTCCATTTTCTTCAGGGTCTTGTAATTGCTCCAGTTGATATTCTTGATGATCTCGTCATCTGAATAATTCCGGTCCGTCCGCTGTGCCCAGTAGGTCAGTTCCTGCTGAAGCGCGTCCCATTCCTGTTCCGCCTGCTTCGTCTGGCCTTCCGCCTGTTCAAGCTGGTAAATCTGGTAAGCGGCTTTTTCGTCCGCCGTGGCCTTCTTCCCCGGGGTTGCGATCGTATTGGTATTGGTATTGGTTTTCAGGTACTGCCTGTACCAGCTATTCTGCTGGAACCAGTCATCATTGATACCGCTGGCATCAATTCCATACTCCGCAAGGTATCCTACAGCCTTGTTTGTCGGTTTGGTGTACGGATTGAAGAACTGCGAAGAAGGATCGTTCTGCAAATACTGGAACTGCCCCATAAGGTTCGCGGCCTGCTGCGGGTCGCTGTCCTTCATGGAATAGATATTTCCGAGCATGTTCCGGGTGTTGATTTCCTGTGCAGGCTGCTGCACGGGCACAGACAGGTTCTGCTGGTATGGGGTCTTGTCCTTATCCTTGTTCCGGTCGTAAATGCTCTTGGCAATAATGTTGACCGCCTGTTTTCGGAAATCGTTCGACTGGATCACAGCTGTTCACCTCTATTTTTTAATCTGCATAAAGAAGTTGTTCGTGTTGGTATTGCTGTCATACAGGTCCTGAATGCCCTGTATCGCTCCCGTCAGGGAATAGTTCGGCTTCGTGGTGGTTGCGGCGGCGGTACTGTTGTTAATGGAAGCGATTACCGAACTGATAAAGCTCTGGTCTGTCGTTTCGCCGTTCTCGTTCCCGCTGTTATTATTGTTGTTATTGTTATTGTTGCTGCTACTTACTGGTTTTTTTTTTAATTTCTTCGCATCCGGTTTGCTGATCCCGGCGGCTTGCAGCAGCGCATTGCTCGGCATCTCGCCCGCGTTCAGCATGGTCATGGCCGTGTTGTACGCCTGCTGCCCTGTCTGGAAGTCCTGCGACCATTCCGTGTTCGCCTGGTTCTGGTTCAGTTGTGCCCAGGCAAGCTCGTTATTCGAGTCGAACTGGCTCTGGTTCTGTGCCTGGGTTGCATCGAACTGACTCTGGTTCTGATCGAGGTTGGCGTAGAACTGTGTATTGTTCTGGTTCATCTGATCGTATGCCAATTGTGTGTTCGTATCAAACTGATTCTGGTTCTGGTTCAGTTGTGCCCAGGCGAGTTCATTGGCGTTCTGTGCGTCCTCGCGGCCCGCGCTGAAGGTCGCGTCAAACTGCTGCTGGTTCTGCTGGCGGTTCAGTGCGTTCTCCTGGCTCTGCCAGTCCTGGGACAGAATCTGTAAGGATTCCTGAAGCTCACGGCTCAACTTGCTTTCACCGCTCTGCCATTCCTGCTGGAGGATCTGAAGGGCTTCGGTCGCCTCGCGGTTCAGTTGGTTCTCGCCGCTCTGCCAGTTGTTCTGGAGCGTCTGCAAGGCTTCCTGTGCCCTGCGGCTCAAGTCGTTTTCCTTGCTCTGCCAGTTCTGGCTCAATACCTGCAACGCTTCCTGCTGCTGCCTGTTCAAGGCGTTTTCCTGACTCTGCCAGTTCTGTGACATCATCTGGAGGTTTGTCTGCTGCTGCCGGTTCTTTTCCGCTTCGCTGCTCTCAAAGGCGCGGTTCATGGCGTTCTCTGCGCTCTGGTATTCCTGGCTCCCCATCCGTTCGGAAGTGTTGTATGCCTGTGTGCCAAGCCTTTCGGAAGTGTTGTACGCCTGCTGCGCTTCCCGTTCAGATGTGTTGTACGCCTGCTGTTCCCGGCGCTCCCCGGTATTGTATGCCTGCTGGGCTTCCCGTTCGGAAGTGTTGTACTTCTGCTGCGCTTCCCTCTCTGAAGTGTTATACGCCTGCTGCCCAAGGCGCTCACTGGTATTGTAGCTCTGCTGGCTCAAGCGCTCATTGGTGTTATACTGCTGCTGTTCCCGGCGTTCCGAAGTGTTGTAGCTCTGCTGTCCAAGGCGCTCACTGGTGCTGTATTCCTGCTGCCCAAGGCGTTCAGAAGTGTTATATGCCTGCTGGGCCTCCCGCTCCCCGGTATTGTATTCCTGCTGGCCCAGGCGTTCACTGGTCTGAAAAGCGCGGTTCAGCGCGTTCTCTTCGCTCTGCCATCCGCGCCCCGCCTCGGCTTCCGCCTTGTTATACGCCAGCGACTCGTTGTACTGCCGCTTCTGCTCTTCAAGCTGGGCCTCGTTCAGAGCCAGCTGCCTTTCCTGCAAGTCGAGGCTCTGCTGGTTCTGCTCGTTCTGGTTCAGCTGGTTCTGGTACGCGGCGATCTGTTCCGAATAGATGTCGTTCGCCGCGTTCGCCTTTTCCTTCTGGAGGTTCGACAGGGTAGCCGTGGTATAGGAAGACCGGCCCATGCCGCGCTTCAGCGCCGCGTTGCTTGCCTGTGAAAACGCCTGATCATACGCCTTGTCGGATGCCTCCCGCTTCTTCCCGTAGGCATAGTCCAGCGATTCCCATGCCCGGTCATTCGCGTTCTGGAGTTCCACATCTTTCTTCGTCCTGGTTGCCATTCAGATCACTCCTTTATTCCTCGGTCACAACACAGCTCGGGTAGTTCACCTTCATTGCGTCCGCCTGTGTCTTGTCCAGATGATGGATGCACACCGTGTACAGTTTTTCCTTCGGCTTTTCCGTCAGGCTGGCGTAGGCTTTGTCCAGCGCGTCCCATGTCATCGGCCCGCAAACGCCGTCCACGGTCAGCTTGTGGTCAGCCTGGAATTCCTTTACGGCCTTCTCCGTTGCCCTGCCGTAATCGCCGTCAATCCCGCTCACGCCGATGTCATATCCCAGCTTGTACAGCATGGTCTGGCATTCCTTGACTTCATTGCCCTTCGATCCCCTGCGGATCGTGGCCCGCCATCCGGTCTTGTCCGGGAAACCGCTGTCATCGTCCGGAATCTCCACCTTGCCGTCAATCACCTTCGGCACGGCCCAGTGCGTCCATTTCTTGTTGCGGGTCTTGCTGTACTGCACCCCGCTGGAACACTCAACCGTTTCATTGTTCAGCCCGAACCCGGTATGCTCCATGGTCTTGCCGTTCGCCTTGAACAGGCAGCACAGCGTATCCTTCGGCATACCTTCCGCGATGGTTCCCTTGGCTTTCCAGTTGGAAGCGGTATTCCACTGGCTTGTGGCTCCCGCTCCCATCAGTTCCCAGTTATAAATCTGCTTCAGCACCCAATAGGGAAACCCCCGGCAATCAAAGGCCCGGGTCTTCCCGCCCGGGTAGAACGTACAGCCGGAACAGGTTCCGTTCCCGCTGAAGTTCTTGCATTTTGACTTGATAGTCGGGTGCTCCGCGCCCCGTGCGTTATATGCCGCCCGCCGGTGCTCCGGTGTGCAGTACTGGCCCCTGTCGCCAAAGATATAGGGCCAACCCACACAAAGAAGGGCGGCTTTCCATGCCGCCTCTGCAAGGGGAATCCCGCTGGTTTTCAGTTCCTGAATCTTGTCCTCCGCCTGTTTTGCCGTATACATGCTGTCACCTCTTCCATCTGTCCCGCAGCACAATCGCGCCCTCACAAACGGTCAGCGCGACCAGCCCAATCAATACCCACCAGACCCAGTTCATACAATCTCTCCTTATAAAAAACACACCCCGATCTCGTCAGGGTGTGCCTTGGTTCAGTACCTGCGGTACTCTTCCCGGGGTTCGTACTCCCGGCTGTACCGTACCGTGCTTCTGCGGCTCCGTGTGTCATACTCGCCGCCTCCGCACATCGCCTCATAGGTCTTGAGGTTCTTCAGCGCGTGTGCCATCGTGTCGATGTGCTCCAAATCCTGCCCGCTCAACTGGGTTCCCTTGGAATACTTGTCTTCCAGCGAATCCATTTCGCGGTGAATCGCTTCGCAGATGCCTTCAAACATGCTTTCCCCTCCTTAAGCCACAGCGGGTGTGGTCGTGGTCAGAGCCGCGAGGATGGTAGCCGTCTGGGCTGTCTGGGAGGCGTTCAGGTTCGCCATGTTCAGGCTGTTCTGGAGTTCGATGATCTTCTCGTTCTTCGCATCGACCTTGTCCTGGAACCGCTGCATTTCAGCCTGGTTGAACCTTGCGTTGATCAGGCTCGTCAGGTCAGCCAGCGCGTTTGTCACGGCGGCGCGGTCAGCGCATGCTTCCGTGGCAACCGTGAATTTGAGGTTTTCGATGCCGCTCTGGATGCCGAACATCTGGTTCATGTTCGCCATCTGGCGGGCGTTCTCGCCGATCTCCGCCTGGGCAAAACCGTTGGAAATGTTCGCGTTCACACCGGCAAAGCCGCCGCAAAGCGCGGTCTGGATGTCTCCGAATCCGCTGGTCAGGGTATTCTGGATGCCGGCCACGCCGGTCATAATGGCACTCTGGTCGAATCCGCGCTGGATATCAGCGTTCATGAACCCGCCGCCGTTTCCGTAGCCGCCGAAGCCGAAACCGCCGCCCGCGAACAGGAAAAGCAGAATAATCCACCAACCTGATCCGAAGCCGTCACCATAGGGGTAATTTCCGTCCATTGTAAGTGTTTCCTTTCGATTATTTACAAGCCGCCGTGCACTGCGGATTGCAGCTTGACAACATCGTGGAAACAACTTACAATACTCTTGCAGGATGTAGCGTTTGTCATCTCCACGATGACCGTTACGGGCCGGGGAGAATTCCCCGGTTTTTTATTATTTCAGCCCGCCCATTCTCTGAATCATCTGCATGGCCTGCTGAAGCTTCGGCCCGCCGACCTGCCCTGACTGGATCAGGTGCTGAACCATCGCCTGCGGGTTTCCGGCAAGGTTCTGCGGAATGTTATATCCGGCCTGTTTCGCCATGCCGATGGGGTCCCTCTGGATATCCTGCATGTTCATCTGCGGCACAGGCTGCACTGCTGCCCCGCTCATCCGGTCAAACAGGCTCATTCCGCTCCCTCCGTTTTAACGCCCTTTTTAGGCGGTTTAAGCGCCTCCAGCGCTTCGGCGAGTTCTTGCCTCGTCACATAGTCGGAGGCGGGTAAAACAGGCTCCTGTGCCCTTCTGTCGAAGATATCGAGGGTTGTCTGCCCGTTCATGCTCACACACTTCACAAAAACCGTCTTATCATCCGGCGTGAACATAATCCTGGAGCGGCCTGCCGCCACATAGGCGTTCACCGCTTCCTGCTCACTGCCCACCTGCCCGATGTCCGCCATGGGCTGCTGGTAGTTCATCTGCGGATAGGTGACCGGGAAACCGTTGTTATACATTGCACCGCCTCCTTCTGCCATTATTATGGCAAAAACAGGCATCTCCCGCGAGGAAACGCATCGGCAATTTGCTGGCAGTTTTCAGGCAATTATACGCATGGGTGGTCAATCACGCCGGTCAGAAGTTCCTTCAACCATGCGCGAAGCTGTTTCAGGTCCTTCTCCACTGTTTTCCCTTCATGGGTTCTGTCCGGGAACCTCGTTGCGTCCTTTCCATCCAGCAGGGTCATGGTTGTCACCAGGGGGACATGGTCTGAATATAATTCCGGATACCATTCACTGTCCGCCTTAATGGATTCAAGAATCACATTCCCGCTGACAAGGATGTTATCCAGCGCCTCTTTGCCGTCAGGGAAAGTGGTCACCCATCCAAGATACCCGCCGTTCGCGGAATCAAACCGGTAATGATTCCGTAATTTCGCCAGATTATTCCAGTCCTCTTCCCCGGCCTTGTAATCCTTCCCTGTCTTGGGATCGTATCCGTTCCGGTTCGATGTATTGAAATCGCCGCCGATCACCACATAATCCCAGTTCTTCAGGTTGCAGATCCCGTCCGTAATTCGTTTGTCTTTCAGGCAGTACACAAGGTCAAACACAATCTGGAGAAAGTTCATCCTGTCAGCAACAGGCCCTACCTTCGGATTGCTGTCATATGGGATATAGCTGTTCCTCGGATGCACGGTAAACAGAAGCACCGTCTTCCCTTCTATTTCAGCCGTGCCAAAGGCAAAGTATCTGGAGCTGCTTTTCCCATCGCTTCTCGGCGTTGCATTCTTCGGAGGCTTTACTTCAATCAGTGTCAGTTCTTTCCCGTTCGCCTTTTTCGGCCTGATAACAGGAAACCTGCTCCGGATTCTGGGCCATCCTCCCTGCCAGGAAGGATATCTGTCGTTGTAGAGCAGTTTCGCACCGTGCTTGGTTCCATCTGCGTCAAGGTATGTGGCATCCTCCGTAACCATCAGGATATCCGCGTCTGTTTCGGATATCCATCTCCGAATGGCAAGCAGTTTCTCCGGCTTTTCCCAGATATGCTGCTTGGTTGCCCCGCTCGAAGATTTCATGCAGTATTCGGCTACGTTGTATGTTGCCGCCTTCAGCCTGATACCCGTATTGCTTTTGATCAGGTTCGGTCTGCCGTCCGTGTCTGTCTGTGCAAGCCATTCCTGCTCCCAGGTATCATTCATCTGCATCCCTCAATTCTTTTGAAAAGAACTGCCTCGCACCGGTGGACAATCGTTCTTGTCTGCCGGGGAGACAGTTCAAATTCCTCACTCAATTTTTCAAACGTGATTCCGTCAATCAACCGTCTGCAAAGCAGGCTCCGGTCACGCTCTGAATGAATGTGTTCTGCGATCAGCTCACGAATCTGGCTGTTGGTGTACTCCATCCTCCACCTCCGCGATCCGCTGCTGGACAATTTCCTGCCAGCCCTTTTCCCTGTCGTTATAGGAAGACAGGAACATCCATCCAAGCGTAGCCATGCCGATCATAACCACAGCAATGGACACAATCAGGGCAACCAGCATCCGATGGTTCGCCCTGTTGCAGTGCATCATGGCGTTTTCGTGCAGAAAAAAGGGGACGCATGCCTGTTCTTTTCCTTCACAGTTCTTGCATTCCATTCATTCTTCCTCCGGGTCTACCCACGGTTCTTCATAGCTCATCGCCCGGTTGCTGTCGCTCAATCCCGCCGTGGTCGGGTCAACGATCACGCCGATCAGGCCCAGGAAGGTCAGCACCTGCCCGACAATGTTCATGACCAGGCTCTCCGTTACCGTGGGCACAATGTCGAACAGCTTGAGGATATTGAACACGAACCCCACCACCAGGGACAGGAACATGCTCAACCAGGTTTTGTTCTTAAACCGTACTTTCCAGTTCACTTTCATGATGCTTTCTCCTTCTGCTCTATGCCCAGCTTGGTTTCAATCACAACCAAGCGCCGGTCAAAGTTGTTGTGCTTTTCCACCTTGTCGGACAGTGTCTTTACCTTGCCTTCCATCTGGTCCATCCGGTAATTGATCAGGTTGCTCTGCTGCCGGATGGTCAGGATCGTGCCGATCAGCGGCCCGATAGCCGCAATCAGCGCGACAATGATCGTCTCCCAGTTCATGACTCTCCACCTCCGTCCGGTACCAGTTCGGTAATCGTCAGTTCCGGGTCTTCCCCTTCAGCAGGATCGGCAATCGTCAGCAGGAACTGCTTCGTACTGCCAGATGAACTGCTGTTCAGCAGGATTGAAGTCGAGCTGATATTGTCCGGGATCACCAGAGCGCCCACTGCTTCGCTCACCGTATCGATCTGCCCCTTGAGCACCTTGCCCTGGTGCGCGTCCAGCGCCTTCTTTCCGGCAGTACTCTGCGTCAGGTCATCCTCCAGCTTCACATCATCGCTGTTCGCAATGTCCACGCCGTCCAGCACCATCAGAATCGCGTCCGCCAGCGGCTGCTGCACCCGCCCCCAGTACCGCGAATCCATCGGTGTCGCCCCGGCAGCGGGCTGCTTCTGGAGAACATACACCACGTTGTCTGTGTACCGCACTACGTCCCCTACACTGTAACTTGCAGAACCGTCATAGTTTCCTTTGAGTTTCATCCGCGTCATCTCCTTTTTAAGTTGTTTTGAATATGAAAATCACAATGGCGGCAAGAATCAAATACATATACCATTCCATCAATATCACCAGCTCAATAAAACGCCTTGAAACTGTGGTTGTTTGTGGAGGTAATAGTAAAAGTCTGTCCGCTTCGGTTAATGACATAAGTATTGCTTGGCTGCTGGCCCTGGTCGTAATAGGGGCTGAATCCAAGCTCGTTTGTATTGGAACGGTATTTTCTGAATACCAGTTTATTCATATCCGGATCATACGCCTGGGAAGTCATATCAATGCCCTGTGTGCTGGAACACCATACCTGCAATTGGATATGCTGGTCGATCATGACAAGCGCAAACCCGTTTGGAACCGACAAAGATGTACCCCAATCCGTCTGGGCAAGCCCGGACTTCTTCTCGTTCAGTTCTTTTCCCTTTGCCGCGCTTAAGGCGTTCGTGGTGCTGCTGTCGCTCAATGAATTGCTGACAACGTTCGCAGTCGCACCGCTTGCGATCCCGTTCAGCTTGGTTTTATCGGCAGCACTCATCAGGCCGGCAGCAGAGGTGGTTGCGTTTCCGGGGTTCACCTGTGCACCGGCTTGTATCCCGTTCAGCTTGGTCTTGTCCGAAGCGCTCATCAGACCGGCAGCAGAGGTGGTTGCTTCACTATAGGTTGTGTCCTGCTGGTTGAATGTAAACGTGGTGCCGTCCTGCCTTGTCACGGTAAAGGTTGTGCCGCTTCTGCTGATAGACGCGATATCCTTCGGCATCATTAATACATATTTTGCGTCCAGAATATCCATGTTGCTGTTAATCTGTCCAACCAGCGCACTATCTGAAGTAGTGGGCTTCAAAAGATGCAGGTGTTCGGTTTCCGGTATTGACATTGTTTTCGCTCCCCTCGTCAGTAGAATGCTTTCATGCTGTGGCTGCCTGTGCTGGTAATCGTGAAGGATGTGGTTCCCGATCTGGTAATCGTGTACGGTTTCGTGGTCGGCTGCTGGCTTGCAGGATAGTACGGGCTGAAAGACAGCGTGTTTGTATTGGTTGTGTACCTTCGATCAAAGAACTGGTCTACATCCGGGTCATACACCCGGGTTGAAACATCAATACCGGCTGTGCTGGAACACCAAATCTGGAATTGCAGCGTGTAGTCGATAATGACAAACGCATGACTTGAAGGTACATAAAGCGATGTTCCCCAGCTTTGATTTTTGGAAGAATCCAGCCGTTGCCACGCACCCCATGATGCCGCATTTGCCGTTGATTGCCGGAAATATACACCGTAGTTGGTATTGCTGTCCCCACCGTGTGAAAAGTATAGTTGCGTGTAATAATTGTTACCTGATCGCCTGTATTCACCTACAAACAACACGCCATACTTTGCCCCGGCTGGTAATCCGTCAGGTAGATTTGTTGCTGAACCGCCCTGTATACCATATTGTCCTGCTGTGGTAATGGTATTCATGTCAGGGTTTAAGTACTCACCGTAGTTCAATTTGTTCGGCAGCGCAGCTCCAACGGTTTCAAGGTTGTAATTGGCTGAAGTGAAATTGCTTCCCTTGAACCCGCCTGTACGGCAGTTAACCGCCGCCGTCATGCCTTGACCTGTGCATCCATCAACGAATCCGATACTATACCATGATTTGAAAATCATGTTTGCTACGCCTTTGAATCCGGTTCCGTCCCCGTTTCCGTTGAATATGCCTGTTCTTGAAGTCTGACCGGGGCAGAGCAATACTGCACCTGTTTCATTTGATCCGGTATCACCCGCTGTGCTAAATCCCTTCAAGGTTCCCGTCATCGTGTCCCCGGCTTTGGCGACCTTCCCGTCATTCAGCACCTTCCCCTGCTTCGCACTTAACGAGTCCGTTGTGCTGGTACTGGTCAGGTTGTCCTGCACGGGTCGCCATGTGTCCGGATTGCTTGGCATGGTAACGTGCAGGTCTGTGTTACCGACAGAACCGACCTTGCTCTTGGTTCCCCATGACAGGGTAGGATTATTGTCCGATACGGAAGGATTAACCTGCGCGCCGGATTCAATTCCGTCCAGTTTTGTTTTGTCTGCGGCGCTCATCAGGCCGCTGGAACTCTGGGTCGCAGGATCGTAAGTGTTCAACCGGACATACTGCGTCCCGCTCCATCTGTATGTAAACCCTGTATCCTTGGCAACGTAGATCTTGTCTTCTTCACCTGTCGCGGGAAAGTGTGCCATGTCTGCGTACTCTTCCACATCATCCACATAGCTCGGCAACAGGTTTGCCGGGATTTTCCCGGTCTGATCCAGTGTCGCAACAGAGGTGATATCATCCGTTTTTCCGTCAATGGTCATGGTCAGCTGCTTGGTGGACGGGTCATATGCTACGTTCGTAACCATGGCCCCTTCCAGTTGCCCGGACAGGTTGTACAGCTCGTCCAGAATCCTTTCAAGCTGCACAATCAGCGCACGGTCCTGTCCTTCCCATCCGTTCGGAACGCGCAGGTGCTGATGCTGGCGTATTCTGTTTCCCATTGCCGTCACCTCAATCCGGGTCAGTCTCTACGACCAGCTGAATCCCTCCGACCAGTCTCCAGGGCGCTGTGTTCCCGGCTTCTGTCTCAATCCTGATTCTGAACTTTCGCCCGGTACCGCCAAAGTGGAGCCGCTTCCCTCGATGTTCCTTCCCGGCTTCCCTTGCCTCTTCCGTCAGCGGGTTGACCGTATATTTCTTGGTCTTTGTTTTCTTTTCTGTCTGAATGGAAAACTTCAGTTCCACCGCAGTGTCCTGCACTTCCGGAATAAAGTACAGGTCAAACCCGCCCTTGGCAATCCGCTTGTACCCGAAGTCTACCCACGGAGATACCCACCTTGTGGCGTTTCCGGTTGTCACCCCGGTTTTCCAGGAGTCATAGTTAAGCTTGAGAATCCTTCCCGGAAGGGTAGAGCTTGTCATATACAGCACATCATAGGTTGGCAGAAAGCTTTCCACATGGAAACCGGTATAATACAGGAAAGTCCCTTCGTCCAGGTTCAGCACAAGCATCGCGTTATTGACCGTGCTGTCCCCTGTCGGGAAGGCCAGGTAATACCGTTTCATAAACAAAACGGCACACATCTGATCCAGTGCGTCTTTGTTGACCGTCTCCCAGATCTTTTCAACCTGATCCCTTGCGTATGGTTTGGCGCTCATTCCGTCATAAAAGACCAGCCCATGGTCGCTTCCCATAAACACACGTTCTACATCAACGGCAATCGTATTGAAATAGGAAGTCCCGCCTCCGTACTGTTCCTGGAAAACATACTCGCCCGGGCTGACACCCATCACGCGCCAGATTCTGTTCTTTTTAAACGCCAGCAATTGATCCCCGAATCGCTTCAGTGCGTAAAACTTGTCGCCGTCCCAGCTGGGCTGGTTAATCTCTCCGGCACCGTCCTCCGGAATTTCCGTGTTCGCTTCCCAGTCTGTCGGGTCATACGGTGCGGAGTATACAAGCTTGTCCGGATTATCTTTGATCGCCCCGCCCCAGATCCGCTCCGCGTAGCGCTCAATCACGCCGAACTTATACCCCTGCGTGTCTATCCGCAGAATCTGCCATCTCTCGCTGGCAACCTCACCCCAGGTCATATTGGCAAAATAGCCCCATGTGTGCTGTGCCAGATCGCCCCAGGTAGTCGGCCTGTCCGGAGGAACCACCATAATCATTCCGTCATCCGCATTGCTCATCAGCAATACATCCACCGTATCGGCATCCTGCGGATTGATTTCATAAGTTACCCAGCTCCATGTGCTGTTCTGGAAAGCGCTCGTTCCTTCCGGAAGCTCTATTTCCTCCCAATCAGAGAACGGTTCATCGGCCTGCTTGTGGTACATTTTCCCGCCAGCGCAGGCGATATACCAGTCATGGCTTCCCTGGCCTGTATACCATCTGCGATGGAACATCGCCAGGGTTTCCACCCGGCTGCTGAACTGCCCTTCCATGTACGTGGTCGCGGCCTGCGGCTGCAATACCCCGTGCGGCGTTTCCACGTTCTCCGCTTCCGCCGCGTACCGGATGTCCGGGTTCAGCCCCGTGTCCGCCTGGTTCAGGCCAAGGAAGGACGGAATCCAGACATCCGCGTCATAGGCATGCATGCTGAAATACGCCATTCTTCCTCACCTCACACAGGGATGTTCCGGAAGTTCCGGTACCGCACCAGCGACCCGTCCGCGTTCATCCCGGCAAGCCCGCCCTCATCGGAAATCTTGCTCAGGACTTCCTCAAACGCGCTCCGGTACGCCATGCCGCGCTGCTGTTTCTGCGGGTTTCCGTTTCTGTATATCAACCAGGTCGCCCAATCGCACAGGGCGCGGTGCGTCCACTCCGGCAGGTTCGGCACATCCGTATCTTCCGCAAGCCTCGGATATTCCTCCGCCGGCACATGGCGGTCTTTCGTCCAGACTCTGACCAGCCGGTCGTAGCCGTCATTGATATAATCGTCCACATGCGGCAGGTAATCCTCGATATCCTCCGCATCGTTATTCGATTGGAACATAATCTGGGCTTTGATCTCGGCAAAGGTCATCGTCTGTCACCTCACAGTTTCGGATACTTTTCCTTCAGCACCATGAACACCGGAACCGGCACCTGCACCCGCTCACCCCGGAGCACCTTGTAGCAGGTTTCCTTGTCCTCGTTCGCAATGGTCACATGCTCATACTGGTCTACCTTCATCTGCCCGTCACCGTCTTCCAGCCGGGGCAGGAATACTTCCACCTTCGGCCCTGTATACGCAGGGGCCTCGGTATCGACCGCAATGGTCAGGGAATCGTCAATTACGGGTTTTTTCGCAGCCATGATATGACCTCCTAAATATTAATCGGAAGAACTGCTTCCCGCGTCCACCAGCATCGCCAGGGAAACGGAAATGTCTTTCAGGGTTACCGCCAGAATCTTGATCCAGTTTTCGTCCCCGTACTTGGTGACCACCGCCTCATAGTTCGCGGTGACTGTCTCGGTCCGGGTCGCGTCATTGTCAGCCATAGAACGGCCTCCTTTCACAAAAAAAGGGGGATACCCTGCTGTTCAAGGTATCCCCGGAAATCTGCCTATCAGGCGCTCACACCGTGCTCAACACGGCAGATGAAGTCATCCTGGAGCACCGCGCATGCGAAGAAGGGAACCTTCCACGCAATCGTCCCGCGCTGGTTCAGCGGATCGTCAGAGCCGGAAGAACCCAGGGGCTTCACGATGATCTGGATGTTGGGTTTGCCCTTGCCGCCCAGCTTGACCATACCGAAGGCATCCTGCCCGTAGATAATGGTCGCGTGGACTTCGTTCACACCGCCGCCGCTGGGAACGATCTTCAGGGTCTTGGCAGTCGTCCAGTTCGCGGTCACGGTGGAACCCGCATCCCAGCGAAGCAGGATCTTGGTCTGGTTCGCAGTGCCGCTCGGATACACGCGCTCGATGCACATCGGCGTGTTGTACAGCGTGGTGTCCACCTTGTACTGGATGTAGACCATCTTGCCGGTCAGCTCACGGCCTTCGTCCTCGGTCATCGTGTCGGTCACGGTGATGATGCGGTTGGTCGCGTCATAGTCGGCGTAGGCGGTCAGGTATTCCTTGCTGCCGTACAGGTATTCTTCAGCGGTGAAGGTCTTGCCGTTGTCCACTTCAAAGAACTTCACCTTGTAGATGGTGCCCAGCTCATACTTCTGGACGCGGGTGTCGCTCTGGTACTTGGCGACATCGTTCCAGTGGGTATCCTGGGTCAGGTCGTAGTAGGTGTCCTGGTCGATCTTCGCGTGGAAGAAACCGTCAGAGAACGGCTGCGCGCCCTTCTTCTTCAGGTTACGGACAACCTTCTTGATGACCGCGTAGGTCAGGATATCGCTGCTGGTCAGCGCGGCACGGCTGGCCACGGAACCGGGATACATCACGTTCAGGCCGGCACAGATCTGGTCGCGGCCCACGGTATCGATGGACAGCTGGGCCTGACGGTTCAGCCGGTCACTCATCGCCTGGGTCTTGCTGTCAACATGCCACAGGTCGATTTCATCGGTGTAGGCCATATAGCCGCCGTAGTTCTTCGTCATGACGGAGAAGGCGGTTTCTTCCAGCTTCTGTCCGTCCGGGGTCACACCTTCGTACAGGGGCTTGGTGATCGCGGGCAGCTCGGTGTAGCGGAAGAACGTAACGTGCTTGCCGTTGTTCTTGGGCTGCTCGATCTGCTGGGCATCCTTCAGGTAGCCCAGGTTGGGTTCGACATTCTTGAGCGCCCTCCGCTGGAGGTAGCTCTCAAGCATAGTCGGGGCAATACCGGAATCATAGGAATAGTTCGTGTTTACGGTAGGCATGGTTGCACACTCCTTATCTTAATGAGTAGCGCGCCCCCTCCTTGATCCGTTTTTCCATGCGTTCAAACTGGTCATCGCTCATAGAGTCAATGGCGTTGGGGTTCATGGCATTCGCACCATTGGGAGAGCGCGTAGGCGCGGGAGGCTTCTTCCGTGGGTTCTTCATCTGTTCCGCCACATCATAGAAGTCCATTTCCCCGCTGATAATCTTGCGTCTGACTTCTTCGTTGCTGGTGTACTCGGCCCGCACATCAAGCCCTGTCCGGTCTTTGATGTTCTCGGCCTGGTGCTCCAGCATCTTGATCCGCGCCTGAATGGCGGGATCGGGCTTCGGGGCAAACTGCCCGTTCGCCTGCCTCGGCTGTTCAGCCTTCGGCGCTTCGGCTGGTGCAGACGCGGGCTGTCCCTGACGGAGGCGTACCAGCTCCCGGGCTGTCTCAATATCGGAAACCTTGCGGCTCCGAACCAGCTCCTGTGCCTCGTCTTCCATCATCTTCGCCCGTATCGGTGCCATCTGCTGCTCAAACATCGCCGTCATCCGAGCTTCCGTTTCAGCAACGGCCTTCTGCACCGCCTTGTTCACCCGCTGTTTGATCCACCCCGGCTCACTGGTACCTTGCGGCTCGGTTTCCTGTTTCTCTTCAGCGGGCTTGCCCTCGTCCCCGTTCAGGGAATCCAGGCTCTCTTCGGACTCGTCCTGTTCTTCGACAACGTCTTCCGGAAGCGCGTCGTCCGCTTCAACGTTGTCATTCTGTTCGACCATGGCCTCATCGATTTCCATGAAGGATCTCCTTTCGCGCCCCTGTGAAAACGCAGGCAGCGTGTTTATTTACAAAAGCGCCGTGAAAACGCGGCGCTCCTGTGGCAATATATTTCCTGTATCCTTATGTGGGCAGCGGCGATCCGGTCTGCATGCCCAGCGTACTCCGGGCCGCGTTCACCACCGCGTCTGCCGTGGCGTTCCCGCCGCCTGCCTCGGCGACCTTCTGCGGGCCTGCGGCGTTGTTGATCGCGCCGCCGCGCCTCGCGCTCATGGTCGCCAGGGTATTGCTGGTATTCGTAACCGCCTTCCGCAGGTTCTGGTTCTCCGCCTGCATCTGCTCCATCTGGGCATTCATCTGTTCCACCTGCTGCTGAAGCTGCTGCATCTGCTGCTGGTAGGTTTCGTTTGCCCGGATCACAGGCAGGATCTTGTCCTTGCCGTCCAGGTTCAGGATCTGGAACAGCGAAGACAACGGGAAGAACTGCTGGGCCTGCGCGGACATCGTGTACGCTTCCATGAACATCTGGTTCTGGTTCGCAATCCGCTGCGGGTCCTTGCTGGTCACTTCAATCTGCACGGTGTAGGGAGGCGGGTTGACCGCGCCCTTCGTCTTCGCGCCGAACAGCTTTTCAGTGTCCACCACCAGCTCCCGCTTCCCTGCGGTGCCGGTAATCATCATCCGGCGGTCATCGTCATAGAACTGGCTCATCAGCCAGCCGACCTGCTCATACATGTCCTTGCTGCCGTACTTGAGCTGCTCTGTCCGCATCGCGGCCACCTTGCCGCCAGCCTGGATCAGGGAATTGATGGCTTTGCCGCTGACGATACCCCCGGTCGTTTCGCCCCGGGTGAACTGGTTCGCGCCGCTGTCGGCCTTCAGGTCGCTCTGGAACATGGTCATCAGCTGGGTAATCGTGCCGTTGAACGGCTGGTTCTGCATCCAGTTCCACGCCACGCCCTGCTCGATCTGGTCGCCCTCGATCACGTCCACGGTCCAGTCTGTCAGCGCGTCCTTGTCGATACCGCACTGCCGCCTTACCAGCATCCTGCCCTTGGAGGACATCCGTGCGTTCATGTCGGCATAAGCGGCATACCGGTTGATATACCGCATCATCGGCGCGAGTTCATGCACAAGTCCTTCGCCCGCCAGTGAACCCTCGATGCTGTCGTGAACATCGATCACGAACGGATACAGCCCGTGGGCATACACGTCCTTCTGGCTGTCAAGCAGCGCGTTCCCGGCGGCATACGCCACGTTGATCGTGTACCGGCGCTTCTTCGCGTTATACTCGCGCCACCAGTATTCAATCAGCAGGGAACGCTTCTCGTCATTGCTGTGCTCCGCGTCTTCCTGCCCTGCCGTCATGCCGACATTGTTGTGCGTGTTATCGTCACAGCCGACATACTTGCCTTCCTCCGGCCAGTGTTCCCTGTACCAGGATTGCGGATGCCAGGAAACCTTCATCACGGCGCGGCAGTCCTGGAGCTTTTCGGCGGTCGGGTCCCACAGGAACGCTTCCAGCGGCCAGCGGATCAGTGCGATCTCGCCCTTGCCGTAGTTCATGTCCGGGTCCCAGGCTACCTGGGTGATCGCCGTGCCCGTGGTATAGAAGTCCTCGCAGCGCCGGTAATGAACCTGCTCATAATCGTTCGCGCAGTACATGACGTAATGCATCATGTCCTGCAGATCGTCAGCGGCTTCCTGCATGTCCAGCGTTTCCGGCATCAGCTTGGCTTCCGGCATGGAGAGCATCTGGTCCGCGACCACGTTGTTAATCGTGCTCTTCAGCGTCTGGAGCTGTAGCGTCTTCTTCCCGTTTTCCTGGATCTGGCGCGGATCGTCCTGTTCCGGGTCATCCATGTGCAGAATCCTCCGGCAGTCCTTCGCGGCCTCATGGTACGGGCGGTTCATCTGCTCAAAGATGTCCAGCCGGTCATAGATCGTTTCCAGCAGGTCGCGGTCTTCCTCGGAAAGCGGCTGCTCTTCCAGGAAAAACTCTTCCTGAAGTTCCTTCTCTTTATCTGTCATGGTTTCACCTCACTGTATGAAAAAGCGCGGCGGTGGATCAACAGCAGGAGACGCTCCCTCCTTTTGTTTGATTTGTTGGTTGGCACGCCGCCCGCCGCGCCTTTTTTCAGTCGTTATCCCGGTCAAACGGGTCAAACGGTTTGTATTCCCTCGGAGGTTTCTTGGTCGCCGCAATGGGATGATCCATGCAGACGTACCGGAGCATGTCGTAGCTGTGCTAATGATCCTCCGCATCCGAGTCCACGTCTTCCGGTTTCTTGGTTGAATACGGAAGGTTCGGGAAGGTTCGGATGAATTCTTTGCATGTATTGAATACCTGGAGCTTCGGCCTGCCGTTCTCGTCAAACCGGAGCCGCTCATGAACCTGCATCAGCCCGGGAAGCCGCGCATGGTCGCCTTTGTTGAACAGCACCCCGCGCCTTCTGCCCATGAACCCAGGTGCCATCTGGTCGGCCACACTGTCGCCCCGGCTCTTGTCAAAGATTGCCGGGTCCGCCGTCCGCATGATCCGGATGTTCTCGCTGATTTCCTTCTGTTCACGCTCCAGGATGCCGTCCGCGATCTGTACCGGTGTCAGCTCGATGCCCACGTTTGCCTGACGCGGTTTACAACCGTACCATTCCCGGTACAGGTACAGGGTCTGGTCCGGGGCCATCGCAAACCATCCGCAGGAAAACGGTCTGGTGTATCCATGGTCAAAACCGAAGTACCTCGGCCAGTCAGCCGGGATGTCAAACGGTTCGATCACATGGGTCCATTTTCGGTCAAGGTAGTTTTCCGGGGTATCCCGCCAGCTGGTGAACACCATGCCCTCAAAACTGTCCCAGCGGCCCTCGAGAAGGCTCTTGCGAAGCGCTTCCGGTTTCTGTTCCAGTTCAAAGATGTAGTCTTCCGTAATGTACGGATTCTCCATCGCCAGGGAAGGAATGTACTGCGTCCGGATCACTTTTTCCTTATGCAGCGCTTCGGAATAGATCTTCTGTTCCTGAATGGACATGTACGGCCCAGCGTCTACGAACATCTTTTTCACCCAGCCATGACCGATGTTCCCCGGGTTGCTGGCGGAGCGGACAATCGGTACCACTCCGAGGCTCTTCTTGGCGCGGAGCCGCGTCTTCAGGAAATCGTAAATGGTCTGTTCAAAGGATGTCAGCTCGTCAAAGTACAGGAACTGGATTTCAATACCAGAGTACTTGAACCGGTCTGCCTCGTTCTCGCAGTGACGGAACAGGATCTTGCTTCCGTTCACCAGCCGGAACTCATGCCGCCCCGCGTTATAGGTCGCCAGCTTTTCCGGATAGGAAGCCTGTGCCTCTTTAATGTCTGTGTCTTCAAGCTCACCATAGCTGCGTCTGAAAACAACCGCCGTGGTTCCCGGATTCTTCAGGCAGCGGAACAGCGCATCCATGATGAGCGCCTTCGTCTTCCCGCCGCCCGCAGCACCGCCGTACAGGATCTCGTTCGCCTTCGATGCATGGAACATCGCCTGCTTCGGCGTTGGCTGGTAATTGATCACTATATTCCCCATGCGGCCACCCCTAAATCAAAAATGGTTCTGCGGGAAGCCGGTGTGGGCCGCTAAACACCCCGGCTGTCGTTCAGTATGGGTTTATACAAAACAGAAAAGGAGGTCATGAAGAATCCATGTCCCGCAGAACCAAGTTGTGATCTTTCAGCGGCCTTCCCGGTTTACAGCCTTCACCGGGTAAAACAAAAACCCGTATGGGTGCCACCATCCACCAATGACGGGTTATTGCCTGCATGCAGTGCCGCGCTCTGTGGAGACCGCGGCGGATGGTTTTTTTCAGATGCCGGGGGATTGGTATCGGGGAGGTGAGGTTTTCTACGCTCTTCGTCACCGCAGCGGCGGAGTCCCTGGCACGATTCAGCCCCCCAGGGTTCCGGATCGGCACCCCCTCCCCCGGGTCAGCCCTGCCGGTCCGGTCTGCTGCCGGTGCCGACCTGCTGCCCTGCTGCCTGCCGTCCTGCCCTGCTGCCTGCCGTGGCTGGCGCTTGGTGGCGGTGGGTGCCGGGTGGCCTGTGGGGCGGAGCCGGTGCCGGACCGGGGCGGTGGGTGCCCTGCCTGCTGCCGGTGCCCTGCCCACTGTATATCATGGTCTGCCTGGTGCCTACTGTGGCTCGGTGCTGATCCATACAAATCATGCATAAAACAGAGTGAAACCTGAATAATCACTGCATAATCTGTTCTCTTGTGTACCTCACCAGACGATACCACAATATCTTGTGTTCAACTATTCGTAAAACTATTGTTTCACGAAGAGTTCAGCTATTTTCGTCCGGGGAACCTAAATCCGGCATACCTTCGATCTTCACGGTTACGGCTGTATCCTCATCATGGAACAGGCGCTTATTCGCATTATTCAGTGCATTGACCGCGCTGTGCATGGCAAGCCAACCGTCTGTGTCCTGCTTCATGCCTTTTCGGAAGACTTCACGGGCAAGGATATAATCCTCATAATCCCATCGCCGCGCTTCTTCCTTCCAAGCCTGGTCAAACATCGGATGTTTCCGCCAGCGGCACATGGTAGCATCACAGTTGTTGATCTGGCGGTCTGTAGCGGTATTAATATCAACACCAAACAGTATTCTCATCTTCTCCGCTCTGCTGACTCTGTTTGCCTCCAGCTTGGCCAGTGTGGCAATATCCTTGGTCAGTTTGTCATTCGGTATCTTGTTGTTACCGGCCATCTCTCTTCCTCCCTTCTATGCCCTGCCGGGGGTCTTACTCACCTTTGTTTCTATGCCACCAAACCCCTGCTGGAATAATACCGTTGATCTATGCGGTGAATACCATAGAGTCACTGTGATTATTGTGTGGCATAAGATTTAATCCAGATTGGAACTAAAAAGCACCTGATCGGTATAAGATCGGTGCTTTATTCCCTGATTATTTATCTCTGTTTATTGGCTCTGTGATTGGCTCTCTTGTCTACTTCTCTCATCATAGCAGATTATACTGTCAATATCTTGCATTTGTCAATAGTATTTTTCTTGCAGTTATACTAAATATAGTGGTTGGATACAGATTGGAGGCTTGGAGGCACAAGTGCTGGTTATGGGATCGGAGCGGGTTGTGACCAGATTTTTTGTTCATCCGAAAAAAAGTGCTTGACAAGGGTACTCACCCTGTGATAACCTGTTCCTGAATCTAGGGTACTCACCCTATAAAACGACCGAAAAAGGAGGAACAAACCATGACAACAGTCAAGTACTTCAAGCTCATGTACGGAGGGACAGCCTCCATCCGGTTAAACAAAGACGGCTCCGCAACGCTCAAAGCCTGCGATGCTAACGGCAAGTTTTTTTACGGAAAATGCTACGGAAGCGAACGAGCAGCGAAAGTTGCCCTTGGAAAGCTGACGGACGGATACGAAGAAATTAAGCGCTGATCCTGGCAGACGGTCCCCGGGAAACCGGAGATCGTAGCCAGCACCAGGCTGGAGAAAGAGAGGAACCGAAATGAGGAAACTGTCCATAACAACCGACCTGGAAACAGGCGAAACGATCTACTTCGATCTGACAGAGCAAAACCGGTTTTCAATCTATGTTGAAACCGGAGACCTCCTCCCGAAAGAAAGCCTGACATTCAATGACTGGATTGTTGCTCATAAGATCTACGAAGACATGATGTACAAGCATAAATACCGGAAAACGGATTACACCGCGCTACACAATGAAATCCTGACAAACGGCGGTCTTGCAAGATTCTGATCCTGGCACCTGGGAGCCGGACCACGGCTCTCATAGCCAGCACCAGGCTGGAGAAAGAGAGGAATCAATCATGAATTACATTCCGCGCAAAATCACCGGCATGACCATCGAGCAGATTGATCAGGAAATCGATCGGATGTACTACGACCAGTACGCTTACGGAAAGTCAATCGACCGGCCTAGGCTCTGGGACCTCTTGGAAACTAAAAGGCAGCTTGAAGTAGGGCAGCGTTCCATGGTAGAATCCGATTAAGGAGGGTGAGTACATGGGAACGCCGCAATACGACCGGGAAAACACTCGGCGAATCAACCTGAAGCTTAACAACAAAACGGATGCCGACATCATCGCCCAGCTTGAAAAGCTGAAACCGTCCGAAGGCATCCAGGGATACCTGAAGCGTCTGATCCGGGAAGACATGAAAAGGACCGCTCAATCGTGAGCGGCCTTTTTTTATTTTATCAATTCTTCAGTGAATACAACGTGACTATTCATCAAGACGTTTCTTGCTGCTTTTTCTTTGCTTTCAATCAATTGCCTTTTGTATGCCCAAACAGCCGGACATATAATTGCTTTCAACGTTTCAGTCATATTTTTCCCTGAATAAGTCCCCATTTCTTTCAGAGCATGGTATGACTCCATGTCAAGTTGAACGCTCACTGTCGTTGCATTGTTCGGATGTGTATGATTGTTTTTGCCGCCCATTTTCCTTCACCTTCTCTTGTTCGTTGATAATCTTCTGTGCCTCACTCAATGCCCAGCCATGTGCCCTGTAAACCGAATTCGGATCATTGTATTTCAGTTCGTCACTGATGGACCGGAAGCTCCACCCGCACAAATACCGGTAATTAAGGATTTGCCGGTATTTTTCCTGCTTTACAGCCCTGATAACCTGCTCCGCCCGGGCAATAATGGCAACCAGTTCCTTTTGCTGGGAATAAACAGCCCGCAATGCGTCCACGGCACCGATCGCGGCCATTTCAACCCGGGACGAACCGCTTTGCTTATTCCCGACAACACCGGCGCTGCCGCCCATGGACAGCCCGATCTCTTCATAATGCCGGAGCTTTGCGTTTAATACCTTCAGTTCACTCTCTGCCCGTAATACCTGCCGGAAAAAGTCCCTGGCCTTCATCGGCATCGCTCCCTTCGTCAGATTCAACCGGGATATACTTCAGTGACCATTCTTTGCATCCCTTGCCCATCTTATCCTGAAGCTGGCATTCTTCGATATCCTCGCACCACTCACAGATGGATTTCCCGTCAACGGTGCCCTCTATGCAATCGTAATACCGCCGGACATCCTTCTTGTACAGGGCATTGGATTGCTCCAGTTCTTCAATTCTCTTCGCTGCTGCTTTCGCTGCCTGTCTTGCGTTCATTTTGCTTC